TGCAGTATAATTTGATGCGTTAAGCATTGAAGCTTTGTGTGCAGACACCTTTTCGATTTGTCTTCCAGAATACTCCATAGTTATTATAGAATTCATGTCTGAAGGAGACAAGAAATATCCACCAGAATACGTTAAAGACGCATTCTTCATAAATATACTTATAGCTTCATCAATGTTCTTTGGAAGATCAGCAATTCCGCTGTTTCTAGTTCTGGCATTTCTCTTTGTTAAAGAGTCGTTATAATCTTTTAACAGATCTTCTAATAAGTCTATCTGTGATATACGTGCAAATGTATTGAACTCATCTGGAGTAAGGTACCCGTTATTATCCTTATTAAGGACATACATAACCGTGTTTCTTACATTATCTATTACGCTTGGCATAGTGTTACAAAGATAACAAAAAAAGGGCTACTTGTTAGTAAGCCCTTCTTTTGTCAAAACATTATAAATACAAAGCTGATACAATAATAATACATAAATTAATACGCATTGTCATTGTATTGTCATAACTCTGATTCCAGTGATTTATATACCTCCATGCCTTCGTTCGTCTTGAAGTACTCAATACAAGCGTCTTCTTTGCTCTCCCCCTCAGGTATAGTAAGCATTTTCTTTTTATTATCAGACAAGTTAAAGTACACGTCCTTGCCTTTATTCTTTAATACAATAATTCCCATGTCAAAGAATGATGCAACAGAATTAGCAATTCTTATAGAAGAATCATCAATCATAGTTAAAAACTCATAAGGATTTTGTCTTGCAAACACCATGATATCTCTTCTAAGCTCCTGAGATGTCATCTTGTCAACACGTGGACCATATATATCACGCAAGATAGCTTCACACCTGTCAATACCAATTTCACGAGCAGCCATCAATGCATCAACCTCATAGTTCATTTCTTTAAGGTCATCAGACGCATCTTTTGCCGGATCAAACTCAATGAATGTTACTCCGTTATCTGGGTGCAATTCTAAAAACTTATGCAACACAGTATCCGTCTTTGGAACCTTTAAAACACCATCTTCAAAAATAATAGGCTCAATAATAAAGTTACCATCCTGCTCATCCACAAATGGAGACCTCTGGTTTCTTGCATATCTAAGCTCTCTGTTTACTGACCCATCAAAATAAAGTAATGGGTGTCTTTTTGTATGTCTAGATGGTAAAACATACGTTAACGGCGTGCTCTTTGACTTCAGCAAATACACACGATCTTTAAGTTCATTGTTATTCATTTGATTAAATTTTACACTGCAAATATAATAAAAAAAATGTGGGGCTATTAACCCCACACTTTATAAGATACTTCTAATTATTAGTCTTTGAATAAGAAGAAGTTGTTAGCACCCATTGTGCATAAAGCACGCTCAGACAAGAAGTGAACTTGCATTGCGTCTAGATCGCTGTTAGCAGCACCACCAGCAGATCCTACAACCCAAGTCTTGTAACGACGATCTTCAGTCTCAGACGCTCTGTAACGAACGTGTAAGAAAGGACGACGAGCGTTCTTACCCATAACCTGATCGTAAACAGTCATAGAACCAGCAGGAACTAAAACACCATTTACTTTATCAGCAGCAAGACCACCACGTAATGTAGCGTCGTTTAAGTATTTCCAGTCAGTCTTGTAGAACTCATATCCACGCTTGAATCCAGAGAATCCAAGGTTTAAAGCCATTTGCTCGTCATTATCGAACAAACCGTAGCTAGTTCCACCAGCACCGTAGCTGTTTTGAGCAGCCAACATATCGTCAATGTCAAAAGAGAACTGACGGTTGATGAACAATACGTTCTCTTGGATAGAACCTTGCTTGTCAAGACGAGCGATGATAGCATCGAAGTCAGACAAAGCATCAGGGTTTCCACCACCCCAAACGTTACCACGGTTCTCGATAGTATAGAACATACCCTCAGAACCTTTATTACCTAAGTCTCCAGCAGCAGAAGAAGCAGCAGAAGTAGCATCAGCAGGAACAGCTTCGATCATAGACATCTCAAGGTAGTCCTCAAAACGTAAACGAGTCTCATGCTCAGACTTGATGTACCATAAGTAACCAGTAGCACCATTTTCAGTAGAAACCTCAACCCATCCGATCTGAGCCATGTCAGAACCAGAAACCTCATACTTATCTTTGATGATAATAGGAGTGTTTTCGAAGATGTTAGGCTCAGCCTCTAAAGAACCGCTCATTCCGTTAGATCCTTTTTTGAATTCAGAACCATAAACGAATGCTACGATATCACTTAAACCAGTACCGAAACCAGCAGAAGCAGCAGCGTCATAGAAAGCTACAGTGAACTGATCAGCAGCAGGTAATGCAGTGATGATACCCTTTTGAGTCTTAGCGTTTGTTGCTTCTGTAGCAGAAGACAAAATAACAGTTTGACCAACACGGAATACACAAGTTCCACTTCCGATGTCAAAAGTTTGAACACCTGAAGAAGCAGCTCCAGTTGGAGCAATACCAGTGTATTGTGTGTGTAAACGTCCATGTTCAGCCCACTTGATTAAGTCAGAGTTAGAAGGCATCTCAGCTCCTACAGCTCTTAAGAAAGAAGCTACAGAACGATTACCATAACGCTCAAACTCTTCCTCGTAGGTGTCAGGAAGATACTGATTCAAAAAGTTGAAATCAGTGATGTAGTTAGAAGGCAAAGTTGCCTTAGTTGCCGACGGGGTTAATGCGAAACCCGGAGTCGATTGTACAGATCCAGCCATAATTTTTGTTTTTTATTTTTTTTTATTTTTTACTTTTTATTACTAAACGTCTGCCATCTCCGCTGTCAAGGGCTGTAACCTTAAATCCTGACTTGTTTGCAACTTGTGGTGCCTTGTTAACACCCATGTCTATATTTTTAGATTCTTTGCTAATATTATCAATTGCTTGTGACTTTCCTTGCTCATAAAAATATCTTGCAAATGCATCTGGATTCATTGCTACAGCTATCGCCCTATGATAAGCAGCTGGGTCCTTCAAGAAACCATTTTCATCCAAGAATCCTTGGAAGAAATCATTTAGGTTCGAGTGGGACTTTTTAAGTGATTCTGGATCTCCAGGCTTAAAAGAAATGCTTTGATCTTCTACATTGAAATCAAAACCTTTGAAATCTTTGTTAAAGAGCTCTTCTGTTTTTTGCTTGAAGAAGTTAAATCTCTCTTGCTGCGCCTTTTCAGCTTCCTTGGCTGTTTGGGCTTGACTTTTGAATGCCTCGTATACTTCTTTTTCAGACTCTGGAATAAAGCCTTCTCTTGACTCAAGAGGAACTCTGTATTGTTCTTTCATCTGTTCGAAGTAAGACTTAGCCTTCGCTAGTTCTTTTTTGAATTCTATCTTTTTTTGACGGATTTCTTTTTCGTCATCAAGCTCTTCATCATAAGAAAACCTTTCCTGCATGTCGAACTGAATGTCTTCATCATCTAATCCATCAGAGTTGTTTTTATAGTATTCAAAAAGCAGATTGTTCGGGTCTTCGCCATCTAAGTCTCTATTTAATTTAATAAAGTCCTGTATGCCACGACCCGTCTCCTTTTTATACTTTAGAAATGTTGATACATCTTCTGGAAGTTCTGGCTCAGTTTGCTGCGCCTCAAACAACTGATCAATCGTATCAATCTCTCTATCGTATCTATTCTTAATAAAAGACAGAACGGTTTGTTCATCTAACTCAGGTGTTTCAATAGTTGGTTGTTCAGTGTCACTGAACGCCTCGTTTTCTTGAACACCTTCTGTTTGCGCCTCAATTTCTTGCTCTGCGCCTGTTTTTTCTTCATGGTCATTTAGGAGTTGCTCTTCAACTTCTTGAACGCTCTTCTCCTCAAAGTCCACTGCTCTTACTTTAAATTCTGACATAAATTATATTCTATTTTGGTACAAAAGTAATACATTTTTTTATCTAGGTTCAAATTCAGCTAAATCGAACCCATCTAAACTATCTTCACTAGACTCAAAGTTCATAGGTGGCAGGTTATTTTTGCGCTGATCTATTAGCTTTGACTGCTGTGAACTCTGTCTATCAATACGCTTATCCTTAGCCTTTTCCTTCATCTCATCAACAGACTTTTTGCCATCAGCGTTAACCTGCGCAAGCTGCATCTGATACTGGAACTCCTTATCCATCAACATCATCTTAATGCGCGCCTCTTCTTCTAACTTAGCAACCTCAAACTGTGCCTCAGCCTGCTTAATAGCAATCTTAGACTGTGCATCCATTTGTATCTGCTGCTGCTTCGCTTGAGCCGCTGCCTGTGACGATTGAATATTTGACTCGGTCTGCATCTGCATTCTTTGCTGCTCACGCTGCATGTCCATCTGCTCTTTAGTCTTTCTCTTAACTTTTAATAACTCATTTGCAAGCTTAATATTCCTAAGCTCTCTAATATCAATAGCGTCCTCAAGGGTGATCTGATCACGACTCAACGCCATTTGTATATTAGCCTCAAGCTGTGCCTTCTCCTCTTCATCTGGAGACACCTCTATATAAACACCGAAATCATGTAAGTAAAGATTTGATATCTCAGCAAGAATATCAACGTTATATCTTCCTATCTGATTGATAAACCTCTCAGCCATATCAGAGTACTCAAGTATGTCAGATATTCTATATGAAATAGCCTCAGCTAACTTCTTAGTAACAAACAACCCACTTTCTAATATGTGTCTTGTCGCAGTGTTTGAATTTAACGCAGCAAGCTTTTGAACACCAACCAAAGAGTTAGGGTCAGGAGTAGATCCGTCACGAGCTTCATTCAATCCCGTTACATCTCTAATCATGTTTAAGTAATGATTGTATGAGTTAACAAGACTTCCAATCTTAGCCTGTCCACTATTTGAAGAAAGCTCTTGAATAGGAACACGACCATTATTAAACTCGCCATCTTGTGTATAACTACGCCCAATAACACTACCTGTTTGGAAGTAAAGCTTTAATGCCTCCTCTGGATTGTAATTAGTACCGTTACCAAGATCAACTTCATTCAGACCATCTGCATCAATGAATACCCCATCAGGAACCATTCTAGCAATCACCTGCTGAAGCTTTAAGTGAGTTATTTGAATTAGGTCAGCAAACGTTACCATTCTTCTAACCAATGATTCAATAACACCCTTATACATTCTTGGAGCTACACAAACATATTCAGACATTACTCGTTGTGATGCTGATTTAGGGCGAACCATGTTCTTCATCATCTCCCATTTAAGAAGATAATTTGTACCCAATACCATTACACCACTATACCAAATGTCAATAGTTTTCTCTACTCTCTCAAAATACTCCTGCATCTCCTCTGGAGGATTGAAGTTTTCATCCTTACGAATGACACGACTTCCACCAGATTCTAAGAACTTCTTCTTGTATACAAACTTCTTATCAGTCTTGTAGTTAAAATATAAAAGGTTTACAACCTCTTTATCAAACAAGCTATCAGTGTAAGGCCTAATAGAATTATAAGTCCCCTGCCAGCTAGAGTTTGTTTTTATAATCTCATCTATCTGCTCTTTGGTGATAGTGGGATCTATCTTCTTCAACTCATTGATATGTACTTGTTTAACCTCTCCAAAGTAAAAACAATCATCAAACGTTGGAGACTCAGTATACGAGTATATTAGATTTGCTGGGTCAACATATTCAATTACAACACCCTCATCAGGCTTGAACGTATGCTTAGCAGCACCAATACCCAAAACAGTTATATCGTAATCTACCTGTTTCTTTATTGCCTCGTACTCATTGTCCTCAAATATTGTTTCAATTGCTTGCTCCTCAGCTATCTCAATACCCGGCTTGTAGTTTAACTGCATGAAAAGGTTTAACTCCTCATCGTTAGCAGGTATCGTAGACTCATCCACGTTGAACGCATCAATACCAAACTGATCTCTTACTTGAACTAAGAAGTCCTTAGAAACCATGTCAGCCTCGATCATTTCTTTGTAGCTGCTTCTTTGTTGTGACGCCAAGCTGTCTTGAGCATATGCCTTTACAGAAAATAATCTGTTAGACATTCCGTTCACAACAATATCAACAAACTTAGGAATGATTGGAACTGGCTCCCAGTTCAAGTTTAAATAAGAAAGGTCACCATCTATAGCAAGCTCCTTCTTGTATTTAGCAATAGACTGCTCGCCTCTTGCATATAATCTCAACTTATGGAACTCAATCCAATTGTTGTAAAACCTGCAACTATTCGAGTCACGCTTAAACCATTCATACTGAATTGCCTTGCCTATCTGTATACCATACTCAGGGCTAGCCTTCTCAGCATCGGTCGCCATGTTATTTGGGAATGTTGCTATAGGAACTAATGGTGAAGATTCTATCATTTACGTAATATTTCGCTGTTCAAACCAGAATTATTGTACTTCGCAAATTTAACACTTATTTTTGACTGTGTCTTTTGTTGTATATATTGGTGTCTTTGGTTTGCCATAATCGCTAAACCACTACTAATAGTGGCGTCAAACTTTGTTCTATTATTTATATCAAAACGCGCCCAATCTTCTAATGTCCTCGTAAAATACATAGATCCCATCTCATCACTATCTCTATAAACACCCTCAAGATCTATACCGACATGCTTCTCTATATACGTCTCAATTGCTGACGCATGTGACTGTTTTACGTCTTCACTAGAGTTCGGTATACCACCAAGCTCCTTTTCCGTCTTAGAAAGCTTGTGCTTTTCCTTATCCGGCCTATTCATGGAGAAGTTTCTATAACCCCTGTTTTTAAAATGGTATAACAGCCTAGGCTTATTGTTCTCCGCAAGTACAGGCATGCCATAAAACACACACGCCATCAAAACATCCTCAAAGAATATCTCAGCGGTCTGAGGCCTAGCAACATACTCTAAAAAGAATTCATTACTAGGAGCGTCATCCATATTGAACTTAGTCATACCATGAAGCGATCCATTAGAACCACCACCACCGACAACACCAGATATATCGTATGGGTCACAACCAAAGCTACCTATATGTTCATTACCCGGATGATAAAGATCTCCCCTCTTTATTACATTATTTCTTAATGGAGCTGGAGGTATCCACGACACTAAAAACTTCCCCTTGCTGTCAGGCGTCCATATCACCTCTGTATCCTGCTTACCATCTCTCCAGTGAAAATATCCACGCGTAAGCACCCTGTCCTTTATTAAGGACCCGTTATAATCTATCTGTTGATATATCTTAGTAAGGTTAAATATAGAGTTCTTACTCTCGTCCCTAAAGGCATGAGACTCTGTACGTGGAAACTGACGATAGAATTCATTAAGGGCGTCAGGATCTGACTTTAATGATGCAACCTCGTTCTCCCAGTAATCAATAACACCTATACGTATCATCGAACCATCTATACCCCTTATAGGCTGAGAAGGTGTTTTAAACACAGGCATCCCATATTCATCTATATACCCCTCAAAGTTCCACTCCATAGGAATAAACAAACTATACAGACCACTCTTAGTCTGTCCGTTTGCGTTTCTGTTTGCAGGATTAGAATCTTCGTACAATTTTTTAAAGTTGTTACCACCTTTGTCAAGAGCGTTTGACGTTGACCCCATCATACACTTACCAATAATCCTACTACCAAGCCTAAGACACGTCTTAGTTACTCGCCAATTGTTTAGAATATTATTTGGAGACAACCACTTACCACTCTCGTCATGAACAAGCATCCTAAGCTTCTCACCGTCATAACTATTATCAGCAGTATTTTTCCAGTCAATCGTAGTGTTCAAACCCTCCATGATGTCATCATCATCACGGGTCATACTCTTCTTTGTAATCTTTGAAGCAGGCACACGATACGCAAGCTCAGTCTTAGGACGGTCCATACCATCTTGTATAGGCTTGAAGAAGAATGGATAATTAATAGAAATATTAACAACCTTGTCCGTGAACATCTTTTTTGCGTCATCACCCGTCTTTGACAATATACCAAAACGAGTATCCTTTGACATTGTAGCCTGATTTACAATCTCAGCACTACTCATAAATGAAAAACCAGAACGCCTGTTCTTTAGGTATATCATTCCAAAGCACCTGTTGTCAGCCTTGCATGCCTCATAATAAATAAAAAATATTCTGTTAGACTCACGAAAGTCAGGAAGACCAACATCTATTTTCGTCCATTGTAAGTACATGTAATGGCTACCCGTAACATAAGTAGGACTGCCATTATTAACAAACCAGTGGCCGTACTCTCTACGATCAAATTCATTTTCAACATAACCTATCCATTTTGATTGAAACTCTCTTGTTCTTTTGTTCCAGTCAAACATTGTCTTTACACGACTAAGCTCCTTTGGATACTCAGAAGCAACCCACTTATTCTCACCTACCTCAATATCTTTTGGAGCTTGAGGTAGCGCTATCTTAACAGAATTGATATCATATATATCACCAATCGTTCCGTCTTTTGATATAACGACAATATCGTATTCTTCGTCATACCCATATTGCCACGACTTAGTTTTATTCCTTGACTTAATAACATCCTCTGGAACAGCTTTTTTATCTATACTATATAACTCGTACTTCTTCATCTACTAAACTTCTCAGCGAAGCCTTTGTTAGAGTCATCCCTTTTGTCAGACACCTTGTTGTCAAGAAGGTTTTTCTCCTCCTCGATTCTGTTTAATATATCAAACGCATCAAACACCGCAAGCTTCTTAGTAGCCGCCGCGTTTTTTAATCTATCCGCTGATATATCACTCTCTGGATCACCAGTTATAATAACCTCTTTAGCAACTCTGATAAGCTCCTTTACAGCTATCTCACCGGCTTTTATTATTTCTTCTCTTGTTTTCTTTGTCATAACTTAGCAACTATGCTTGATTGATACATCCTATAAAGCTTCTCATCGTTAATCCTAAACACATACTCACTATCTGGTTTAAAGGACACAACGTCACCAACACTCAACCCTTCTTCACCGGACCTATCATTGACATATGCCAACTCGCCGACAAGAGGTTTTTTACTTCCCGTAGAGTAAACCGATAACTCCTTCTCATTCGCAACAGGACGAACAAAAACAAACGGGTATTTAGGGTAGAACTTGCCATCTCTTATATACATATAAAAAAAGTCATCCTCTATATAATATATATCATCCTTAACATAATTGTAACTCTTCCTAGATTTACCCTTCATGTCATAGTATGTTCTAAAAACATTATGATGCACCACAAGAGTGTCACCAACACGAACCTCTCCATCATAACCATGAGGAAGAGATATCACATCAGCCAACCTATTGGTAACTGTATGGTCCTCCATAGATGAACTAACAATGAGTCCGTTAGACCTAACATTATCATACATCTTACCATCATGAGGCTTAGCAAGAATATAATGCGGAGATATCATTAAAAGTCAATATTATACTCTATAGAATATGGCATGTTTGCGCTGAAGCTCTTCCAAAGGATAACTTCTTTTGACTCAGACATTATCCATATCCTTATAGTACCATCAGTGTCGTTTATACGTATATTGTGAATCTTGTGAGTACCACCTAGAACTGGCTGGTCCATCACATAATGCATAGCACTATTCTTGTAATCAGCGCCTATAGAAATCTTACGAATCACCATCTCTGTACTCCCCCGTTTGAAGATTAATAACAACGTTGCCGTAACTTTTTTCGAGCTCAATCTGAAGAGCCTCTAACTTGTCAGCTTCTTGCTGAACCATTTTTACAGAGTCCTCTCTAAGCATAGACGCACGCGCAATCTGAACCGTACAGTCTGCAATAGTAGATTTTAAATTAGATATCTTAGTGTTTAAAGATTTTAATTCCTGTAACTCTTTATCTGTAATTTTATTCATTTTAGTTTAATTATAATTGCAAATATAGCAAATATAATCAACAAGTACCACCATTTGAACCAGTGGTCGGCTTCTTTATATATTAATCGAGGAGGAAACTCCTTCTCAACAGTGATAAATACAGTGTCTGGCTTTTGCTTTATCGTAGTGCGAATAATATCTTTTTCCCTAATAATCTGGACACTTATGCTGCCGGTATCAACAACTATAGTATCAAACGTAGCAAGCGTATCCACCTGAGTATACACAAACGTATCTACAACTGTGAACGTATCTATTCTAACAACCTGACCTGTTAGAATATTTGGCTCCTTGCAAATGGCTTGCTTTAGGTGCCACTGTGCCGAACAGCTAGATAATAAAAGTATTGCTAGTATATATTTCACTTCTTTCCTCTGTTACGAGCCCTGTTTTTAGATTGGCTTTCTTTTACTAGCTTGCCTGATTTTGTGTGGCTCATATCTTTACCATCTCCATTGCCATATGTACCAGCCTTTCTATTTGCCTTATTTAGAGCCGCTCTGTAGCGTTTTCTCTCTTCGGTGGCCTGATACTTCTTATCTTTAGAGTAATCGCGTCCAGTGGCCTTATTTGAGCCCTTACGGGTGTTTTTACCTACTATCTTATTCTTCGGCATATGGAAAGTATTTATCTATTAGAGTATCGTTTACTTTGTGAATGTACTCAAGCTCTATTCTAGCAGAGTCCAATGTGTGCTCTACGTGCTCGCAAAGATCCTCATATCCATGGTTATCAACCTTTACGTCTTTTGACAGCTCGCCTATACCAAAAGCAACCGTCACTATAGCGAATAGTTTAGCTGTTATCTTCATTTTATATAACCTAGTTCTCTATAAATTCTAATCTCAGAAGACAATGCAGAACATATGCTGTCCTGAGTTTTTAACATCTTTGACATTTCCTGTAACTGCCTTTCGCAACGCTGAAGACGCTTATGACAGTCCTCATTTATTGCCTTTGCCTGAGCCTCAGACCTCCAGTAAAGAACGCACACCACAAATAACAACAAATAACTTATTGCCTTGCTTGGGTCTCTTTTCCATTCCTCAAATGTCAATGGTAGTTTCATTTTACAATGTTGTTACAGAAATAGTATTACTAAAAAGAGTTATACCACCAGTGCTCAATATAGCTCTAACACGGTAGTAGTAAGTTGTGTTTGAAAGCAAGCCAACAACACCAAAAAAAGTATCTGTTGTTGACTGCTTATTGTATATAAGGGTTCCGAATGTAACATCAGGAGAAACGTCTAACTCATAACTAACAGCCAACGGATATGCCAACCAGTTTGCTTGTATAGCAGTTGTTTGAATATTACTTGCAGGTACAGCTTCTGGCGGCGGTGGTGTTGGAGTACCACCGGAACCTTCTCGCTGAGCAAATCCTATTCCGTTTCCTATTCCGTTGATCATCCTACCAAAGAGCAATAATTTGTGACGCTCCAGTATTTGTTGAGAAAACCCTAAGCACGTTTACAGGAAGAAATGTACCAGAAGCCACACCAACAAAAACAACGTCATCTCCACCAGCGGTTAACACCCTAACATTGCCACCACTACCAACATACAAAACACATCCAGTATTAGGACCGTTAGCCGGATTCGGAATGTCAACAGTGTCAGAAGGAGTAACCACAACGGCTCGACTCGCTTGCAATTTTTGATATGCCATTGATTTTTATTTTTTTGACTTCTTCAATAACCTTGTACTTGACTCTTGGTAATAACGCTCTTTAGTTGGAGGCATGAAATTACTGTGTGGAAATTTCTTTTTGAATTTTTTCTCAGCCTCTGGAAGAGTTCCTTCGTATGAATAAGCAACATTATCACCTATACCAGTACTAAACATTATGTTTTGTGATTCTAACTGTGCGTTAACAGGATTAACATAAACATCATTCTTCTTCTTGTTTTTTTTAGTTGGGTCGTCGCCTCCACTATTTTTCTTAGCAAACGTTGGGGCTAATGGATTTTTTAAATCTCTTTTCATGATATTGCAAATATAGTTATTTTTTCCTTATAGATTTTACACGCTTACCCATACCAACCTTACTCTTCTCAGCCTTCTTTGCTGCCAACTGAGCCTTGCTCATTTCTGACTTAGTTACGGGAGTCTTTGAGCTCACCCTTTTGCTAGGTCTGCAGTACTCGTTCTTTCCACCAGCACCACATGGCTTGCCCGTTTTAGTGTCTACCCACTTCTCAGCACCCCACCTCTTTAAGCTAGCTCCCTTTTCTGACTTCTTTACTTGTCCTTTTGACTTTCTGCACTTAGCAATGGCCTGTGAAGCCCTTGCACTTGGGAATACCTTATAACTGGCTTTGACCTTTTTATAGCAAGCGTCTTTTGGCATTAGTACTTACCCTTTCTATTTTTAGGACTACTCTTAGTAGATCCACCCGGTCCAGCCCATAGCTTTTTACACGCCCAATAGCGAGCCGTCAACTTGTTTGTAGCTGTACCACACTTGTGCCGAGCCTTAAAGCTCTTTCTTGCAGCAGCAGAGTAATTATGACCGTAACCCTTGGCACCAAAATGAATCAGCTTCTCCTGTCCACCAGAACAAGCCTTAACCATCATCTTCTTGCCAGCCCTGTCACTAGGACGTGGCGAGTTACACTTCATCTTACTTTTTACTGCCATTTGTAAATTTTTCAATAACACTACCAAATACAGTTGACATAACCAAATACTCAACTGCCGTAATTAACTCGGGAGATGGGTTCAACTCATAGAATGAGTTTACCAACATCGTAAGAATGAGTGCCAAGAACCCGATAGTTCCCAGCACCCTTTTATGAGAAACCCCCTCGGAAGAGGAAAGCATATCTTTTATAAATCTTTTCATAAGCTTGCTAATATCTGAGCCTTAGCCATTACGGTCAAAGCCTCATTATTTTTAATCACCTCCTTAAACTCCGCTTCATCATCCGGAGATAAGTCGATCTCTTCGCCACCATATAACTTGGTAGCCCAGTACCACTTTTTAACAGCGTCACCTTTGTTCTCTTGTGCGATCACTTGTGCAACTACCTGCCCAAGGTTTGTACCCTCGATTTCTTTACCATCGAGTCCAATTACTTTTTTGTTTAAATCTAATTTCATTATGCTTTAGTTAAATTAAGTTCTGTTAATGCCCAGTCAGTTACAAAAGAATCATCTGTACCCCACTGATCGTATGTCTCTTGTGGCATAGATAGATTACCTTCTAATAACGTAGCACCCGGACCTGTAGTCTCAACACCTTCTTCGTCTGTATTTGTTGTTTCAGCGTGGATAGCCCAGTACAAGCTGATACCGTTCTGAGGCTCAAGGTCAAACGTAAGTACTCTTACATTTAGATACTTACCAGTTCCTTTAGTTGGAACTACAACGTCTTGAATTTTAATCATATTGCAAATATACTTATTTTATGTTACATTGGTTATTATGCCACCAGTTACCTCAACATTTATTGGAGGATTAGGTGCGTCTTGTATTATTGTGAATGTTCCTGTGTATCCTGCAACCCCATTAGCAGAGAAATCTGTTGCATTGGCTGTGCCGTTAACGTCTAATTTAGTTGCTGGTGATGTTGTACCTATACCTACGTTACCATTCGGTAAAAATACCATTAAATTACTTGTAGTAGACGTAGAATCATCATACCATTGCACTAATCCGTTGTTTTGGTTGGCTCTAATAATAAACCTATCAAGGGGATCAGTAAAACTGTTAGTATCAGTAAATGATAAAATTGGAGCAGTAGCTGAAAGATGTAAAAGAGATTGGGGACTAGTAGTACCAATACCTACGTTTCCGTTAACAGTATTAACATACAACGCATCAGTACCTACAGTGAAATTATCTACTACCCTCGCAGTCCCATTAACATCCAACTTATATCCAGCATCTGTTGTTGTGCCGATTAATAGGTTACCTGTATTGCCTAGTCTTAAATATTCTTCACCTGTAGCTTCATTTACAACCTTTAATCTAGAATTATTACCTAACCATATAGATGTAGAATATCCACTTTTTGCACCAGTTATCCTCAACGCACTATTAGCTACTAAATAACCATTTCCATTAGTATGAGAAGATAGTTTAACACCAGTTCCATTAGATTTGATCCATAAGTCAGTATAACTAGAATTATTATTACCAAAATGAAGTTTTCCTTCTACTCCAGTTGTACCTGTATCACTTACTTCTAGTTTATAACCAGGTGTTGTTGTCCCTATACCTACGTTGCCACCAGTAATTCGCATTCTTTCTTGCGTATCACCTAATTTTAATACATTACCTCCAGTGCTATCACTGTGAATAAGTCCTCTAAACACAGATTCATAAGCATAAAAGGAAACTCCACTTGGCCTGTTAGCAAACAGATATGATCCAGTAACTACAACTGATCCAGAAGTAACTTGTAAATACGGAGTACCATCGCCAAATCTTGCACTCCCATTTACATCTAATTTATAACCTGCGTCTGTGGTTGTGTTTATTAGGACGTTTCCTGTAGAGAAATCCCCATAGATAAGTGGTGCTGTACTGTTATTGGCTATGTATAGTTTGTTGGAGTCTGTTGTGTTGTTATAACCTGCTTGGTAACCCAAGAAGACATTTCCAGAACCTGTAGTATTTGAATAGCCCGCATTGTATCCTAGTGCGGTATTTTGATTTGCAGTATTTTGAGATAAAGAACTTGTACCTAATGCAACATTGTTATACCCACCTATATTACCTTTTAGTGATCCAGCTCCTATTGCTGTATTAGAGTAACCAGTTGTTGTATTGAGTCCACTATTAAATCCTACACCAACATTAGATGAACCGTTACTATTTTTAAATGAACTATAGCCTATTGCAGTTAACTCCAAGCCACTGGTATTACTATACCCTGCTTGATAGCCCACTGCCGTGTTATTTGATGCTATATTAGAATTTAATGCTTGATACCCTAATGCAGTAACATTAGAAAAACTACCAGAGCCAACTACTGCACTTCTTCCGATGACAGTATTATAATTTCCAGTATTTAAATATCTTAAAGCACTGTCACCAATAGCAATATTATAACTAACTGAAGTACCAGTATCTCTCATAGTGGCTTGACCGATGGAAATATTATTTACACCTGTTGTAACCGATAATAAGGATTGGAAACCATATACAGTATTTGCAATTCCTGTAGTTAAGTTTTGTGCAGCTGATAACCCTACAATTGTGCTATAAGTAGAGGAAGAGCTTGTAGCCGCACCTCCTCCTATTATTACAGAATTATTTTTAGATATGGATAATCTACCAGCTATATTAGTGTTTCCATTAACATCCAACTTATACCCACTATCTGTTGTTGTGCCTATGAGGACGTTGCCTGCTGGAGATATTGCTACTCTTGTATTTGTTGCTAATGATGCTCCATTTGCTATTTTAAAATACCTATCATTGTCTACACCTAATGAATAAAATTCATTAGCATTATTAGGAAGACTGAAAGATATACCAGCACGACCACTTACATGGTCATTAGACACCCTTAAAGCAAGAGAACTATTATTATTGTTAGTTGCTATATGTAGAGGCTGTAAAGGACTACTTGTTCCTATACCTAAATTTCCAGCACTAGCATCCCAAAACATACCTACTGTTGTATCATCGTCTAGATAAGTTGAAATATCTCCCTGATAATTAAACAGCATTCTACGTTTGCTATCTGTGCCTAAAAGTAAAACTGTTGGGGAAATAGTAGTCAAATAAGAAGCAAATGCAGGTACATTAGCTAAATCTGAGGATGTACCTCTAGCTGATTTTAAAGCAAAACCACCTTGTGTACCTAATGCTCCTATACCACTGTAGATACCAGAAGAAACATTACCACCATCCTTTCCTTGTATTTTAATAAGGACATCATCAGATGCTCCACTATCAATTTCTAATTTC